CGTCGAAGACGATGATGCCGCGCTTTTTTGCCAGCGCAAACTGGATCTTTCTTATGAGCTGCTCAAGGTATCCGCGCGCCGGGATTCTCATCTCGATGCAGATGGTCTTGAGCAGCTCCATGGGCGAGTTGTGGTCGCCACAGTAGATGTAGTAGGCAGAGTGCGATTCGCTCGCTCCGACTTCGCGCACAAGAGCCTCGGCGATGCGGCTCTTGCCGGTGCCCGGACCTCCATCAAAGCAGTAGCCGTATCCGCGGTTGTCGGCGCGATGGTTGAGAGCGCGATAGAACGCCTTGCGGATCGCCGCGTGAGCAGTAGTGTTGTAAAGCGGCTTCTGCGGCGTGTTGTCCTTGGGGAGTTCGGCCTCGTCGAGATACGAGATTAAGCGCGCCCGGATCAGGCGTGTGTTGCTGTCGCGCTCATGATGCAGGTTGTAGTTGGCATTGAGGTAAAGAGAGGTGCTCACCGGCGAGTAGCCGATCTTATCCGCAAGGTCGCGGATGGTGTAGCCGGATTCCATCAAAAAGAGTTCGACGCGCGCGCGTACAGCCCTATCCTCCGGCAGTTCCAACTGCGCGAGTGCGTCCTTCAGTTCCTGCTTCAGAGCCATTAATCCTCCTCAAGGGCGAGAAAGTGTTTGGCGGCGTCGGCCGCACTGGGGACAGCGGGTCCAAGCTCGGGCTTGGGGACGGAAGAACCAATGAGTACGGCCTGCGCAGCCATGGGCCGGGGAATTGCAATCCCGGCGCGGGCGGCGCGTGCATCGTTTTCGGTGGTAATGCCAACGGCAACGGCGCGGCGGCTGAGAACGCGCTCGAAGTGCTTGAGGCCCTTGCGCCAGCGCGCGTTCTCGCGTTCCATCGCCTGGACGGCGTCGCGCGAGACCGGGTTATGCGCCAGTAGCTGCGGTGCGCGCAGGCGGGCGATGAAGCGGTGATCGGGACCTTCGGCCTCATAACAGAGAGCCACAGCCAGGTCATCGGGATTGCAAGCCACGCGAACTTCGCGGCCGTTATACATGCGCAGGTTGAAATCACTCTCCGGATCGAGAGGCTCATACTCGGCGGTGAAGATCTGCACTTTGGAGTTGCGCACCAGGCGTGTCTCGCGTTGCCAGAAGAGCGGCTCCAGTTGCGCGATATCGAGCGGCTTGCGCTGCTCCGGAGGACATTCGCGATCGAAGACGATGCGCGGCGAAAGACCCCACATGTTGTGACCGCCGTGTTCGTGCTCGTTGTACTCGCCGATCCACGCTTCGAGCTGCTCGATTAGGTGGGACACGGGAGGCAGAGGCGTGGAGGGAGCTTTGCCTTCGCGCCAGAGTTTGTGCTGGCGCAGTGCGAGCGTGTTTTCCTCGCTGCGGTCGCCAGCATCCTTACCTGCGTACGCCGGGCCGAAGGTGGGATCGAACTGCTTCGACATGATGGCGTGCCAGGACTCGACCGGCTTGGAGCGTGCGCGGTAGGCTTTGGCGCGCTGCGCCTTGATGCGGAAGCTCTCCCAGAGCATCTTCTGGAACAACAGGTAGTCGTTGCCGTTGTCCATATAGAAGATCCCGTTGCTGCCGTCGAGCATCGCTGTTGGAAGCCCGTAACGCATCACAGCCATGCGCATTGCGGCGGCTACCGAGCGCGAGGAAGGATTGACCGAGAACGCCCAGCCCAGGATGCGGCGGGAGCGCATGTCCTCGATCGTGGTGACCCAGATCCGCATCCAGGAGCAGAGCTCCTGCAGGAACGGCGGGAAATAATCGTTCCAGGCAAAAACATCCAGGATGCGGTGATCGCTCACCCAGACGGCGTTGACCGGCATGTCGTACTTGCGCTTGGCGTGCGGTTCGCAGCGGTCTTCGTAGGCTTCCTGGCCTTCGCGCGCCATGACGCGTACGCAGTCGGGAATGCTGTTAATGAAGTTGAGAATGGTCCCGTAGGAAGGTGGGCGTGACCCGTGATTGTACCAATTCGGCCACTCGCGCTCGATGCCTTCGTAAACCAGCGTGATCGGCAGCCGCTCCGAGTGGTAGCGCGGCATCTGGTAATCGAGGCCGGACTCTTCGGGCAGCTTCAACTCGCGGGCGGCCTGGAGATACGAGCTCGGCGCCAGGCCGAGATACTTGATCAACGCGTATTCAGCGGCTTTGGGATATTTAGCCAGGACGCGCGAAACGCCGCGGTCGGCGCGAGCGTGATCCGCCAAGGCCTTGAACTTCTGCAGGGGCGTCTCACCTCCGCGACCGTAGCGCCGCAGCCACTTGTACACGGTGTTCTTGATAACGCCCGCGATGGATGCCTGGAAGGCGACGAAGTCATCGAAGGTGCGAACCTCGACGCCGCCCTGCGTACAGAATGGAGTGATCGAGCCTTCGCGCCATTCGAGCAGCGGAGAGATGATGTCAAAGCGCTTGCGGGCGGTCTCACGCTGCTCTTCATTGAGATCTGCAAGCTCCGGTGCCTGCATCATCAGGACCGGGACTGGGAAGAGCGGCTGTTGCACGGTGAGGGCGGTAGAAGCAGCGGGTTCGCCTCCGTCGTCGACCCAGGCGGTTGACGCCTGCAGCGCGTGCTCACGCGAAGCCTTGCGAATGCACAGTTCCAGCAGCTTCGGCTGACACTTGGCCGGAAGCGACGATGCGGCGTACACACGCTCGCGCTTGCCATTGGGTCCAGGAGTATCGGACTTCTTCGATACAAGGTGGCCGAGCTGAGCCTTGAGTTCAGTCGTTCGCTTCGAACCCCCGGTGAGGTCAATCACCTCTCGCTTTGTGAGCCACAGCTCTTGGCCGCTCATAGGGCACCGCCCTGCTTTGCTGCAAGCTCGGCGTCGACGCGGGCCATCTCGGCGTGAACCGCCCGGAGCACACGGGCGCTCTTGTTCGTCCCCCTAATTGCGTGGTTGACGTTCGCGGTGCCACACCCGAGTTGTCTGCCAAGTCGGCTCTGTAATCCGTAGTAACGTCCCCACGCAAAGGAGAATTCTTTAAGGAGCGACGGATCAATTGGCTGGGGCGGCTGCTCTGACGAGGCATCTACATCTGCCATCGCCTTTCGCAGCGCAACCATGACCTTGTCAAAGTGTTTTCTTTGCTTCCCATGTGCGACGTTCTGGATGATTCGTGTGCTGAGCCCGGTGGCCTTTGCGGCGCGTGAGTAGCACCCAAAATAGCGGCCCCCAAATCTGAACTTGGAGAGTAGGTCTGGGGAAAGCCCGTCAGAGCTGACCGGGCAAGATGGGTTGGGAGACCCACCCTGTGAGAGCGAGATGCCGGAGTCTCCCAGCAACAGGACAGCGAACGCGGCACAGATCAGGTCGATTGAGGTTGCTACGCGTCCCTTGGCTTTCACGCAGCGTCCTCCGCATCCTGTTCAATTCGCCGAACCTCGGCAACAATTGCGTCGATCACGAGCTGGGACTGGTGCTTCCCCTTTGCGACCTGAAGAACGTGGCCCAAAGTCCAGCCGCCGCGCTTCGCCACCCTGGAGAACAAACCGACATGTTCAAGGGCTTTGGTAAGCTCCGCGGGACGCGAAGGCTTGCGCGCTGGTGTAGACTTTCTTTTCTGACGTGTTTGTTTCTGACGCATGAATGCACGATATGACAATAGTCATATCGTGTCAACGACTTTCTATGACTATTGGCAGGGACACCAAGGCAGTAACCGGGAAGGGAAAGAAGCTCCTGAAGCTGCGGCAGACTTTGGGTCTCGGCCAGTCCGCGTTTGCCAAGTTGCTGGGTGTTAATCAGGCCTCTATCCCACGATGGGAGAACGATCAGCGACCGATGCCGGTGGCTGTGCTCCTAAAGGCTGCAACCCTTGCGCCGCCAGAACAGGAGGACGAGTGGTACGAAATGGCGGGGATACGCGGCGGTATCGGACACGCTGTGGGGACAATGTCTCAGCACATGGTAGTGGAAAGAGGTTTTCGCTCTGCCCCGCTTGTCTCCGACCCTGCCGGAGCGGGGCGTGGAGCGCTGCATGAAAGCAAGAACATCGAGGGGCAGCTCAGTCTTCCTCCTGACCTAGTTACTGGAGAGGTGGCCTGTGTCCGCGTGCATGGAGACAGCATGGAACCTTTAATTCCGGACCGTAGCGTTGTCGCCGTCGATTGTCTCCAGGTGAACGCAAGGAAACTACTGGGTAAAGTAATCGCAGCGCAGCATGATGTTGAAGGCGTTGTCGTGAAGCGCCTTCGTTCTCACGAAGGCAAGTTGATACTGGTCTCAGAAAATCCAATCTATCCACCTATTGAGTTCAAGCCCGGCTGGCGGATCGCCGGCCGCGTTGAATGGTGGATCGTAAGACAGAGGTGAAGCCATGGGGAATTGCATCCATTGCGGAAAGTGGGCTGGGTTTTTCAAGATGATGCACCCAGGGTGTGTCCCGACGATGGCCCCCGCTGTTGAAATAGGGAATAAAACTGATAATCTCGCGCTTGTAGTCGCGAGCGACGAAGACGCCCGGGCGGTGACAGAAAAGGCTGAGCTTCTGAAACTGATCCGATGCGGGCTTGAGCATGCGGGCCTTGATCCAAGCCCCGAGCTCGTTCTTATCTTCGCTGACATGATCAACCCTGTCAGGGCGCAAGTTGCCGTCGAAAAGTGGAGGAGGGCGGAGACGACTCCTGCACAGATTCGCGCGCTGGATTTTTGGTGGTTCTACACAATCCACCGCACCGCACTGAGCCTGATGAACGCCGTTGCCTCCGAAAAAAGGCGGGAGGCGTCCCGATTCAAAGACAATTTCTATCAGATAGCGATGAAGGACGATTGTTGTAGGAGATCGCGGCATGCCGCATTAGATGGCTTCACCGCGCTCCAGACTGACCCTGTATGGAGATTGCTTAGGGGGCCATTCGACTGGGACTGCATGTGCATGATCGTAAGCGTGCCCTATGCCGACTTACCTCTGGATGTTGATCCGCTTAAACCCGGTATGGAGCGGCTCCCGCAGGAGTTGTTGCAAGATTGCATTTCGTGGATACCGCGGAATCCGAAACATCTGCTCGACCGTTCCCCTCTATCTCCGCGTCCAATAGTGGAAACGAGGAGATGTTATCCCGGAAAGACGCCAGACGAGTGCAAGGCTGTGCTTAAGAAGTACGGCATTTCCATCAAGGTCGAGTAAAGAGGGCCACCGTTATTCCGCCCGGCCATCTCTCCCTTGCGCCTCTCCCGCGTGTTCGCCTTTCTCTGCCTCAAAACTAAAGCGTCCCAAAGTGGCCAAAGTGTCCACGGAAAACAGAGACTCTGCCTTACTGTCGTCTCATGACGCCAGCACAGAGACTCGCGTGGATAGAGAAATGGGCACCGGCCGCGCAGGCCGCGCAGAAGCAATTCGGGCAGCCAGCCTCGGTGACGCTGGCCCAGGCGATCCTCGAATCGAGCGATAAGTTCGGCAATTGCGGGCAGTCGCAATGCGCGGTGCAGGCAAATAACTACTTCGGCATCAAGGCTTCGGGCACAGAGCCGTATGTCGAGTTTTCCACCAAGGAATACTCGAACGGACATCCTTACATGGAGCAGGGCGCGCACTTTGAAAAGTTCGCGACTGTCGAGGACTCCTTCCTTCGTCATGGCGAGCTGATCGCCAACGAACCGCGATACCGCGCGGCAATGGAGGTTTGCCACGATCCGGTGGCCTTCGCCGCGCAGCTGCAGGCCTGCGGTTATTCGACCAGCCGCACCTACGCTCAGGTTCTGACCTTCCTAATCCGCCGCTACCAACTGGCTAATTTCGACAACCCGCCGGAGCCGACTATGCCCCAGGCACAGAAGGAGACAGCCGCATGAATGAGTTATGGCAACGCGTCGTTACCAACCCGAAGACCTCCATCGCCGGATTGCTGATCGGCCTCGCTACCGCGTGCGGAGTGCTCTCGCAGCAGGGTGTCAGCCTCGGCCACGCCGGGACTGGCACCGTGGTCGCGCTGATCTCCGCCATGGCCACGGCCTTCCTCGGCCTGCTCAGCCAGGACTAGCCATGGCGAGCGCATCCATCACGCGGGCGATCACGCCGGAGCAGTTGGAGCAGTTCAAAGCTGCCGTGCAGGCCGATCCGAACTGCGGCATGGCCGGTACCGACGACGCCGGCACGGTCTCAGTCCACGAGGACGGAGTCACCGTGCTACTTGGCTACACCTACGCTGGCGGTCTATTCACCGTCACCGTCGAGCACAAGCCGTTTCTCGTCACCAACGCGGAGGTGCTTTCCCGCGTGCAGACGCTGCTTGATAACGCACTGGCGTCCAAGGAGGGCGCTATCGCATGAAACTGTCTCACCGCTTCTCACCGGCTCTTATTGTGCTTCTGGCGTGCACGCTACTGATCACAGGCACCGTCGCCTGCTCGCAGACCGTGTACCAGGAAATTGTCACCTACGTAAACGAGTTTCTTCCCATCGCGGAAGCCGTCGCCAACCTCGTCATTGCCACCGAGACTCCGGCGGTCGCATCGCAGGCCCAGTCCGTGGAGACCCAGGTCAATAACGATCTGCAGCTGATCGAGACCACCGCGTCCACCATTACGGCGGCCAACTACAGCAGTCAACGGGCGCAGATCGTCTCCCTCGCCGCATACGCCAAAGGGCAGTTGAACTCCTATCTGACGGCCGTGCACATCTCCGATCCGGCGACCGTGGCCAAAGTGACAGCCTACGTCGATCTCGGGAACGCCGTGATCGACGAGATTGTGAACGCCCTGCCGGCGCAACAGCCCAGCGCCAAGCAAATGTCCGCCTTCAAGGTGAACGTGGGCAATATCCGGGTGAATTACAAGCGGCAGTTCAACCGGATCACCGCCGAGAAGTCCGGTGACGCGAAGGTAGATGCGGTGCTGGCGAAGACGCCGCGCTTCTTCGTTCTCGGCTGGCACAACTTCTATCCGACGTTCCGCTAAGAGGAAATTATGAAGCTCGGCAAGAAACCCGCATCACGTCTGCTCTCCACTCCCGCTCTCGGTGATTTTCTGCCGAGAGCTGCCGAGTGGCCTACGGTCGCACCCCGAGGCTGGGAATACGCCAGTGGCATCCAGCTCGATATGCTCGCGAATGACACGGTCGGAGATTGCGTCATCGCCGCCATGATGCACTACGCCCAGGTGGAGACGGCCAACACGGACAATCCCCTGACTCCGACCAAGGAGCTGGCACTCCAGACCTACTCGGCGATCACCGGCTACAACCCGGATGACCCGAGCACCGACCAGGGAACGGATATTCAAGGACAAGCCCTCCCATATTGGAAGAGCACCGGTATCCCGATGCTGGACAAGAACGGTAACCAGGTCCTGCATAAGATCCTCGGCTGGGCGTCGCTCGACTTGTCTTCGATCGCGCAGCAGCGCTACGCCTGCGACACCTTCGGCGGAATACTGCTGGGCATCAACTGCCCGCAGTCGGCGGAGGACGATACCAGCAACTGGACCTACGACCCCTCGTCTCCGATTATCGGCGGGCACGGCATCAACATGGTGGGCCAGGGCGGCGCGGGCTGGCACATCAATTCATGGGGCCTGTGTATCCCCGGTACCTGGGAATTCTCTCTGAAGCTCATGGACGAAGCGTACGCGGTCGTGACTGCGGCTTGGCTGAATTCACAGGGTAAGTCGCCTTCGGGACTCGACCTGGATGGTTTGCTGGCCGCGATGCAGGGGCTGGGGGCGAACTGATGGCGACAGCGGCCCAGGTGACTCCGGAGAACAAGGTGTCGCGCCCGGTGGTGATTGCGCTAGGGGCGGGCAGCGGCGTGGCGCTGGCGACGGTAATCCTGCAAATTGCGCGTCCGGAGACGAAGCCGATGGTGGAGGCGGTCCTGCGCTGGGGACCGCTCTTCGTCATCGTGCTGGTGGGGATGGCGCTGCTGCACTCGACGATCAATATCTGGGGCAAGCAGTTTGTTACGGCCGCGACCGCCAACGCCGTAGCTCTCCAGTCGATGGCCGATGCGATGCAGCGGATCTCGCAGAAGGAAGACGAGCGCGACCGTGAGCGCGAGCTGGTGCTGGATCACCTGGCGTACACGACACAGCAGATTTTGAACAAGGTGGAGTCGATGGAATCGCGTTATCCCGCCAGGAGCAGTGCCCAGGCGGCAGGAGGAACCCTGTAATGGCGGACGAACAGATCCTGGACCCAATGGCGGCGCGGCAGTTGCGAGGGCTGATCCTCACGCTCGTCTATGTGAACCATCGCCGCCAAGGTGCTCGCCTGACTTCCACGGTGATCCGGGGCACGCTGCAGCGCGAAGGCTACCAGTTCTCACGCAACGATGTCCTGGCCATGCTGCAGGACCTGAAAGACCGCGACTATCTCCGCTATCGCCAGATGCGCGGCGACGACGAGCGCCTTTTCATCTTCGAGATCGAGATCACCTCCAGCGGCCGCGATCTGGTGGACGGCTACGAGACTGACCAGGCGGTGTTGACTAAATGAACCCTCGCCCTAAGACAGGAGAGGCGCGGAAAGTCCGCCAGCCTCTCAAGATCGACCGGCTGCCGTTGGCGATACAGGACCGTATCCGCGCTGCGCGCATCGCAGGGCGGGTCTGGAAGGAGATCGAAGAGGAGTCTCCGTACTGGAAGGAATGGGAGAGCGTTGCTCCCGAGATCGTTGAGCTTTTTCCGGAAAAGCGGCTGCCGCACGCGAATCTTCACCGCTGGTATGACCTGCGATTCGAGCAGCGGATCGCGGAGGTCGACCGAGACGCGGCGAAGGCACGCACCATTGCAGAGGCTTTTGCCTCGCGGACGTTCGAGGGGCTTACCGAGTCCACAAAGAATGCCCTGGCCGAGCAGGTCTTCATGCTCACAAACTCGGCCGACGCGCAGGATTCGAAGGCATTTCGCAAGGAATTGGGCGAGCTGCTCTTCCTGCTGACGAAGCTTCAGAAGGCGGAACTGGATAAAGCCAAGCTGGCGGTGGAGCAACAGAAGCTGGCCGCGCAACAGGAAAAGAACGCCGATTTCAATCCGCGCGAGATGTATTTGAACATCGCGCAGGATCTGCTCAAGAAGCTGCGCACCCGCGAGCGAGTGCGCGAAGTACTGGACCCGATCCGCGAAGAGTTGATTACCGAGTTCTCACATGGCGCAGAAGCGTACGCAAAACAAATCGAAACGCGATCGGCTTGAGGAGGCGCGCGGGACACTCCGCGCCGCGTTCCAGGTCGAAGCCACGCAGACGGGAGAGGTTAAGCCTCCCGAGCCGGAGGCTGTTCTCCAGGCGGCGTGGGAGCTCGCGAGCGACATCGAGCGCTTTGTGTACAAGTACCTGGCTCACTACATGGTGGACCAGGAGACGGGCATCGCGATTGAGCCGGCCGATTTCCACCGGGAGATTTACCAGCTGGCACTGACAACGAAGAGGGCAGCGATCGCCGCGCCCCGCGAGCACGCCAAATCCACGGTAATTTCTCTTTTCTTCGTGCTGTATTGCATCTGCTACAAGCTCCGTAAGTTTATCGTCTTGATCTCCGATACCGAGGCGCAGGCAATCCTGCTGCTGTCTGCGGTGAAAACGGAGCTGGAAAGCAACGACGAGCTGCGGAAAGACTTCGGCGACCTGGTGGACTCGGTCAAATGGGGAGAGCGGGACATCATCACCGCCACCGGTACGCGTCTGAGCGCACGCGGCGCCGGTCAGTCACTGCGCGGCCTGCGTCAGCGCATGTACCGTCCGGACCTGGTGATCTGCGATGACCTGGAAGATGACGAACACATCGACAATCCGGAATACCGGCTCAAGCTGGAGCGCTGGTTCAAGAACGTCGTCCTAAATCTTGGCAAGAGCTGCCAGGTGTTTGCCATCGGCACCATCCTCCACTACGACTCGCTGCTCTCGCACCTGCTCGATAAGGAAAAGTTTAAGAAGTTCCTGAAGCGGAAGTTTGAAGCGATCGATGAAGAGCGAACTCCGGGGTCCGTGTTGTGGGCGGCGAAGTGGTCCGCCGCGGATCTGGCTGCTAAAGAAGAGGACATCGGTCTTACGGAATTCAATCAGGAGTTCCGCAATCAGCCGGTGAGCTCGGACACTGCCAGCTTCAAAGAGTCGGACATCATTCGCCACGCCTTCACCCGCGAGTCGATCGAGGGCAAGGAGCTGGTGAAGCTAACCGGCATCGATCCGGCGATCAGTAAGAAGGAAAAGGCAGACGACTTTGCCAGCGTCACGGTTGGCATCGACGAGCACGGCTACATCCTGGTACTGCGTGCGGAAGGCAAGAAACTTTCGTTCCCGGAGCAATGGCGATTTGTCCTCAATCGCTTCGACGAGGAGCAGCCGATTGCGATTGGCGTGGAGACCGTTGCCTATCAGAAAGCGCTGAAGGAGCACGTCGAGGAGGTCTCGCGTGAGACCCAGCGCTATATCCCAGTCGTTGAGATCAAGTCCGACCAGGACAAGTTTCGCAGGATCGTTTCAATTTCGCCGTTGGTTGAGAACGGCACCATTCGCTTCTGCCTGGACGGTACACAGAAGAAGCTGATCAGCCAGCTCCTTTATTTGGGAAAGATCAAGGACGACTTAGCGGATGCATTGACGATGGCAGTCTCGCTGGCTCGGGAGCGCGGCTATAAGCCCGCGATGGCTTCGAATACTTCCACGGAAGCGCACGGCCGCGATCGCGGAGCCATGAGCCAGGCAATGCAAGAGCCGGAAAGAGACGAGCCCGGAACGGACGACGGGCAGGATTGGGGATCACGCACCATGCGGAATCACGGCAGTAGCGACCGGAGGTCAGTATGGGCTGGACGCTAAAGAATCTTACGCGACGCCGCGGGGCATCGTTCCACGAGCGCGCCGGCATGACGCTGCTCGATCTAAAAGAGGCAAGCCAGGCGGTGTATCAGGCTACGGCGAACGCCCACCTCCAGGAAGTACCGGCACACGTCAAGGAAGTCGTCGGCCCGATGTTGTTCACCATGAACGCAGGCGACGGCGAAGACGTTCACTTCCAGCGCATCACCTCGCCGAACAGCCTGCGCGACCTGAATCCGTTCATGCAGCAGCGGATGCAGCAGGTCTGCTTCTATCTGGCGGTCACGAATCCATTCGCCAAGCAGATCATTCGCATGATCACGGCGTTCATCGTGGGTGAAGGTTTTGCCGTCCAGTGCGAGGACAAGCGCACCCAGGAGGTGATCGATAAGTTCTGGGACGATCCGATCAACGACCTGGAGAACAACCTTTCGAACTGGACACGCGAAAAGCTGATCTTCGGCGAACTCTGCTTGCCGGTGGCAGTCAATCCGGTGGACGGCTTTGTTCGCCTGGGGTACATCGACGCGGCCGATGTCGCCTCAATCCGCTACGGACTGCTGACGACGGGCAATGGGCAGCAGGAGATTTCGATTCCCACCCAGGTAAAGCTCTGTTCGCGGGCGGGCGATCCGGCGGCGCGCGAGTTGGCCATCATCCGCCAGGACGAAGACGTCAGCTCGCCTACCTACGGCCAGTTGGTCGGCGAGACGTTCTACTTCGCCATCAACAAGGCGAAGATGGGCACGCGCGGGATCTCCGAGCTGTTTGCCCTGGCGGACTGGGTGGATGTGCTCGATCAGATGGTCTTCGACTTCGCCGATCGCGCCCGCTACCTGAACCAGTTCATCTGGGATGTCTGCGTGACCGGGGCAACCGAGAACGAGTTGCAGAAATTCAACGACGAGTTCAGCCGCCAGCCTCCCCGCCAGGGAACGGTGCGATGCCACAACGAGAAGATGGCGATCACCGCGGTGACCCCGGATCTGAAAGGCAATGATTTCGGCGACTCGATCCGCAACGTAAAGCACTACGGTTGCGGCGGCGCAGGTCTGCCTCCGCATTGGATGGGCGACCCCAACGACGCCAACCGCGCAGTGGCCGCCGAGATGGATGGTCCGACTGGCAAGGTGCTGACCGAGCACCAGAACCTCGTGATCCGCGATACCACCCAGATCCTGAAGTTTGTGATTGCCCAGGCAAAGGCGCACGGCACGTTGGCCGAGGATGCCGACGAAACATTCACCATCCAGACGCCGGACCTGTTGATGAAGGACTTCGCCAAGGGCGCGCAGATTCTGCAGGGTGCAACCGCTTCGCTGTCGATCGCCGAAGACCGCGGCTGGATCCGCGGAGTGACGGCGGCGCGGGCGTTTGCCAATGTGCTGACGCAGATCGGTACGGATATCGATGATCCGCAGGACGAGTATGAGCAGGCGCAGCAGGAGCAGCAGGACAAAAAAGCGCGGGACATCGACAGCCTTAGTTCCCAGAAGAACCTGGCAAACGCGCTGGCCCAGAAACCGGAACCGGGGAAGGTGAACGGCGAAGCACCGCAGGACGGCGGCGGCGTGCCGTTACAGCAGCCGGATGTGGTTGTCAATTGAAAAGCGCGACGGGCATCCGGAAAGGCATGAGGGGCAAGGAGTTGGGAATCGCGCAGAAACGGCCCTAGGACGTTTTCAGGGTAGGTGAGTAGCTGGACGACGGAGTAAATGGCAGGGCGGTACCGTGTGAGGCCTCACACGGGGATCAAGGTGAGGGCCTTAACCCTCCGAAACAGAAATTCTGGATTTGAGGAGACGAAATGCCGGGTGCAGAACAAATTCCGAACCTGATGAGCGTCGAGAATCTGATGCCGAAGTATCGGTGCCACAAAAAGGTGCGTGCGGCCAAGATCGCGAAAGTCGAAGGCCGGGAACTCGTGCTCGTTGTCCACGGGCCGACTGTATATACGCTGCGCTGCCCGGTGACGGAAGCGTTCATCGCGAAACACAATCCGGTGGCCGGTGGCTACTACGTCGTCTATGAGGACGGATACAGATCGTTCTCGCCGGCAGCGACGTTTGAAGGCAGATACACCCGAGAAGGCTAGGAAGGACTTAATGAGCGTTCAATCCGAATTCGCGGCCAAGGTAGCTGAGCTGATCGCCCAGACGAAGGATCTGGCGCCGGCTGCCCGCTCGCGTGTCCTGGAGATGCTCGCCGCCGCCCGCCGCGAGATCCTCGGACGCCTGGCGGATGTGGATCCCGGCAGCTTCTCGGCCGCTCAGTTGACGGAGTTGAAGCGGTCGATCGACGCCGCGATGGATAAGTTCCGCTCGGACGCAACCTCATTCCTGGATTCGGCGGAAGCGCACGCGGCCCGGCTGGGTGCGCAGGGCGTGACTCAACCGCTCGTCAGCGCAGGCCTGGAAGCGGTGACGATGGGCCACGTCAATCCGACGACGCTTTCGATCGCCCAGGGCTACACGGCCGATCTGATCACGAACCTCTCGCGCCAGGCGTCGCATGACATCAATGCGGCGCTGCAGCGGGCCTTCCTGGGAGGCCAGAGCTGGGACCAGATCGTGCAGCAGATCGGCCGTGGATTGGGAGCCGAAGGGCGCGTAAGCATCTTCGACAAGATTGGCGACCGTGCCGCGACGATTGCCGAGAACGAGATCCTGCGAGTGCATGCAATCAGTGGACAGGCGCGCATGGAAGAACTTGCGGAGCGCCATCCCGATCTGCAGAAGAAGTGGGTCCACATTCCGGTGGCGCGTGTGCCTCGGCTTTCGCATTACCTCGCGAACGGGCAGGTCAAGGATGTGACCGATCCCTTTGAGATTCCGGTACTGCCTGGCGCGGAACCGGAGGAGTTGATGTATCCGCGCGATCCGAACGGCTCGCCGGAGAACACGATCAACTGCCACTGCCTTAGCGTTCCGCACTTTTCGGCGGATGCGTTGAAGCCGACGGCAGGACACAAAGCGTTGTTGGACAAGTTGGGAATCGCAATCAAGGTTGCGTAAAGGAGAACGAGGATCATGCCAGAAGAAATCGCAATTCCGGAAGCGCCAAAGCATCTGCCGGCAAAACTGAAGGCCGAGTGGAAGAAAGCCTATTTAGCCGCATACAAAAAGGCGCAGGCGGACTATCCCGAGCAGAAGACGATGCAGGCACAATGCGCGCTGCGCGAAGCCAATCGCCTCCTGCAGGTACCGGAGATCAGGTCCTACAAGGACGCGATCGACTTGCCGAACCACCATGTGGTACAGCGCGAGGTGGTTAAAACCGACGAGGGGCACGAGCTGCGCCTGGTGACTTCCGACGGCAAGAAGCATAAGTTCCCGGCGCCTGCGCCTGAGGAACCGAAGACCACGAAAGCCTAACCGCAAGGGAGCGAGCGATGAAGCACAAAACTGCTTTGCTTATGGTGGACGGGAACGCTCGAAGCGGGATACTGCTGGCGATTGAAGAGCGCGCAAAGGTATCCGAGGCGGGCGTTGTCGGCGGCGATGAGAGCGAGTCGATCGAAGATCAGTTGTCCGAGATCGATCGCGCCCTCGATAAGAAGTTCGGTACAGACCAGAACGGCTGGTCGAATTACCGCATCGTCGAGACCTTCCCTGCCTACGTCATCGCCAGGGGGCCGGACGGCGAGCTGTACCAGATCAAATACTCGGCCTCTGATTCCGGCGACGGCTATACCTTCGAGGATCCCATCCAGGTGGAGACGGCGTACGTCCCGGTCAGCCAAGCAGCGCGCTTCGTGGTCGAATCCGAATGCGGCGGAGATCCACTCGTCTATCCGGTAATTGCCATTGAGTCAGGCTGGGGCGGCGGTACCGTCAACGGGTCTAACGCGCCGCATTACTTCACGCCGGAGACGGTGGCGCAGGTCGCCGAGGCGCTGAATAGCACGAAATTCGGCAGATGCCATCCTCTCGTGGGGGATGGCGCGAATGAACCGGACCGCATCGCGGGCTGGTTCGAGGGAGGACGGCTGGATGGAAATAGCGCGGCCGCCAATCTTCACTTGCTGGAGAGTGAGACCGGTCTGGCGAACAAGTTCAGCGCCGCGCGCAAGGCTGGCAAGCTCGGCGAACTCTTCGGCTTGTCCATCAACGCCTGGATCGGATTCAAGAAGGGCAAGATCGACGGCCGGGACGCGATGGTTTCCGGCAAGCTGGCGAAGCTTTCGAGCGTCGATCTTTGTGCCGAAGCAGGAGCTGGCGGACGCTTCCTGGTCGCTGCATCGCGCGCGACCTTGACGGAGATCTCCGAACTTCAAACCCAAGCTGTACGACAAACTCACGGCAACGCCGAGGCGGGCCGGGATGAAGGAGCAGCAATGAAGAAGCGCATTTTGCAGGTGCTAGAAGCTCTGCGGGCGAAGGATGCCAACCGCGCCGGCGCGCTCACCACGGAGTTGGAGGGCCTGGCGGAAGCCGCGCTTCCCGATTTCCTGGTGAAAGTGACCGAAGCGGCCATGGCCTCTGTAACCGCAGCCAACAACAACGACAACACGGCTCTGGTCGCCGAGGCGAACGCCACCTTGAAGCTGGCGCAGAAGCTGCAGGCGCAGAACCTGATCGACCAGAAGCTGACGGCTTCCAAGCTGCCTTCGTCTGCGGCGAGCCTGGTGAAGGAACATCTGGCGACGGTGCTGGAATCAAACGCCGCTGGAATTACGGCCGAAGTGATTGACGCTGAGATCAAGCGCACGCGCGAGGCTTTTGCGGCTTTCTCGAACGTGGGCCGGGTTAACGGCGCCATCGAGGTTGGCGGAAGCGCGGATGCGTTGCAGGACGCGATGGATGCGACCTTCGGAGTGAAGGAAGCAATCGCGAAGGGTGCCAAGCCCTTCAAGCATCGTGGCGTGCCATCTCTCACCCAGGCATACGTCGCGATCACCGGCGATAGCGACCTGCGCCTCTCAGGCTTCTTTGCCACGCGTGAAGCGGCCGACAACATCCAGTCGAGCGATTTCCCGAACATCCTGCTCAACTCGATGACCAAGCGATTGATCCAGGACTATGCGGAAGTTCCCTCCGGCGGAGTGGAGAAGCTCTATACCACGACGACCGTGAGCGACTATAAGACGCAGAACCGAGTCCGCATGGGTTACTTGGGCGACCTCGCGGTGGTTGGTGAAGGTAACAACTACACGGAGTTCACCCGCCCGACTGATGACCTGGTCAGCTACGGCGTAAACAAGATGGGTAACATCTTGTCGATCACTGAGGAGACGATCCGTAACGACGATCTCGGCAAGATCGCACAGTTCCCCGGCCGCATGGCACGCGCGGCGAAGCGCACGCTGAAGCAGCAGGTCACTAACTTCTTCATCAACAACCCGGCATACAACCCGGACGCACTGAGCTGGTTCAACGCAGCGCATAACAACCTGTTCGCACTGCCATTGACGCCAACGAACCTAACCGCGGTGCGCGCGGCCTTGAAGCTCCAGACAGAAAAGGACTCGCTGAAGCCGTTGGCTCTGCCCTTGCAGTGGCTGATGATCCACCCCGATCTGTGGGGCGTGGCGGTTGCCATCAATCAGTCGGAGAGTTGGCCCACCGGTCCGGGTACGTTCTCAGCGAACCCCTGGTACCACGCCTTCGGCGTCAACAATGAAGGCATCATCGAGAACGAGCTGTTGGAATACGCCAACGACTGGTTCTGGGGCTGCTTCCCCACAGAGTGCCCCTGCGTCGAAATCGGCTTCCTCGGTGGTTACGAGACGCCGCAGATGTACATCAACAACAACCCGTCGAATGGTTCCGTTCCCTTCAGCAAGGACGAAATTCAGTACAAGGTCAAGCAAGTGTACGGCGGCAACGTCATCGACTACCGCGGCGTCGGCTATTCAGCGCAGCACTAAACAAGCGCCAGCGGCCGGAGCGGCATCGTTTGCCGCGTTCCCGCCGCTGGCAAGTTCCGAGAGAGAGGACAGAAACATGAAAAGGCTTCTGACGTTTGGATCACCCGCTAAGGACTTCACGCTTGGCTGGCTCCTCGCCTTGCTCCTGACGCTCCTGATTGTTCCGATGATGGCGCACGCCCAGGTTGGCTATATCGACGCGACCAGCGGATTCCTGAAGGAGTACAACTTCCATTCCACCGGCATCACGGAGACCGCGAGCGGTGCGTCGCCCGTGATCGATGTGGGCGCGTACCACGGTGGCGAGTTCACCATCCAGGCCACGGCTCTGACCGGAACCAATCCGACCCTGGACGTAATGGTCCAGGCCTGCCAGGACGCGACAACCACGTATTGTGTTCCGCTCCAGATGGCGGAGCAGTTTACCGCCGCGGGGACGCACCAGCTCCACGTAAAGGGATTCGCACGGTGGTTGCGTGTTCTCTGGACCATTGGCGGTACCGGAACGCCGTCAGCGACATTCTCTATCTATGGCGCCTTCAAGCCTTACGGTGGAGAGATTCGCGTCGGCCTCGGAGATCCCTGCCAGCAACCCGGCATTCCCAAGCAGTCGCTCCCGATCGCCGTCTCGGCAGCGGGAACTACGGCGCTGGTGCCGACGGTTGGCACGAAGGTTACCACGGTCTGCGCGATAACTACGATCTTCGCTTCGGGCACCTCCCCGACGGTGCAGTTCAAGGCTGGCACGCAGACGACGACGGCCTGTGACACCAACCCGGTCACGCTCACCGGCGCCATGAGCCTTCCAGTCACCGCCGGGCAGGGATTGGTACTCGGCGCGGGCGGCACGCTTTTTGCGGCTCCCAGCGGCAACCAACTATGCGTCGTCGCGGGCGGCACCACTCCGGCGTTTAACGGCGTTCTCACCTACGTACAGCAGTAAAGGAGCAGGACCGTGCAGCTCACTGACCTCTTAACCGGTGTCGCCAGCGTAATCCAGGACGCAGCCAATAAGTTGTCTGCGAACGATCGCGCGGCGGCAGTGCAGCAGGCGATCCTGCAGCGATACAGCAAGGATCACCCGCTGCAAGTGGTCATCGATATCCCCGGCAACGGCACGAGCGATCTGCCGTTGCCCGAGGGGTACGAAGATGGCTTCTCCTACATCACCCAGGTCGAGTATCCAGGCGGCCAGGTACCGGCGGAGTGCTTGCAGGACTTCGAGTGGCAGATGTATCGCGCGCCATCGGGGCTGGTCGTGCGCCTACTGGTGGACGTGCCGGCAGCGGACGAGATGGTTCGGATGAGCTTCACCCAGCGCCATGCTCCGGACGCCTCGACGATCTATCCGCAGGATCAGAACGCGGTGATCGACCTCTCGGCAAGCTACTGCTTTGAGGCGTTGGCGGCAATCTACGCCCAGACCGGCAACAACTCAATCGCAGCCGACGTGGTGAATTACCGCACCAAGGGGCAGGAGTATCTGGCGCTGGCCAAGGCGGCGCGCAAGCGTTACTGCAGCTTCTTCGGTATCCCTGAGGACGGAAATCAGGAAGCGATCGCCAAGCCTGCATTGGTAGTTGCTCCGATGACCCAGTTGATGGGCACTGGCGTCGATCGACTGACGCACCAGAGGCCGAGGTAAACGATGAAATCACCGATCTTGAAGTATTTCGAATGCTCCCATCTTCCCCCGAATCTTCAGCCACTCGCCGGGCTTTTTCGCGACATGGCCATGCATCTGGAGGATGTCACTCCCGATGGCCCGGAAAAATCGGCGGGATTCCGCAAGCTGCTTGAAGCAAAAGACTGTTTCGTAAGGGCGAAGCT